TTGCTATCGGCGATACTGTTGATGACACGTTGGCTTGGGAGACTTTGTGGCATGAAGTTATTGAAGCTATCAATTTTTTCTCCGAAGCAGAGATGGAGCACAAAAGCATCCAGGTTTTTGGGCTACTCCTGCATCAAGTAATTGATTCTATATATTCTAAAAAGACAAACAATTCAGGAAAGTAGGGGGATAACATGAGAAAGCTTCGAGATGTTGTTGATACAAAATCTACCAAAAATATGAAGTGGGTTTCTTCAGGTGTTTATAATCCCGTGGATAATAAGGACACTCCTAAACAGACTAAGTTCCCCAAACTAATATCAATACTAATACCAATATTTCTTTGTTTAAGCTGTGCTGATTGCGCGTCCACCAAAGGTGTTACCTTTATAGACGCTTGCACTGATGAGTGGGTCTACGGTGAGATGACTGAGATCACAATAGGTACTTTGCCTTTGGTTACTTATGAAGGTCGTACTTATATTCTTGGGCCTAATGTAACTCATACTTGGGGATGGCAATGTTATCATCTATACCCCAGGGGCTTAAGTAAAAGTTACTACATGCCTGAGCCAGTAATTAATGAAAAGGATGTTCAGGATTCTATATAGGGTGGGGGGCACCCGCTAGGGGAGGGGAAATTAACTTGGTCTTCACCCCCTCCCCTAGTTCTCAGGCTAGTTGTCTTGACGTATTTAATCCAAGAGGCTTGTTTGACTCTGCGTACTCTGGTAACAGATGATTGCTGCGTGTTTCAACTGAAACACTACTCTTGGTACACACCGATAAACTTACCAAGGCGATTATCTCAAGTAAGATTGAGAGATATACATAGGCAAACAATCGTATCTTATTGGACGACACGCCTGTAACTCTGGCAAGGCCAGCGAACATGGGGGAACCCATCTCTTCGGGCGGGTTCCTCTCAAGCAAATCTAAGTCTATAGCGATTTGGCTAAGTTGGTTTTCCCTCTTCAGAACATCAGCCCTAAGATTCTTAGCTGCTGTGATCCTCTCATAACTCTCATAACGTTCTGCTACCTGCATATCGGCAACGTTCATCTGTAGAAGACGATCTCTCTTTGACTGAAGTTGCTGGTAAACTTCAGTCCGTTCAATCGCCCTGGCTTGAGATGCCCTGTCAGACTCAACAAAGAATCCAAGACTTGCCATCATGGATACGAAGGTGCAGGCAGCTGCTATAGCAAATAACCCAACCCTTTTGGCTCCCATGTAGTAGATGGCCAGTAACCCAAAGCCAAGCTGGGCTAGGTCATTGATAAGACCAAGCACTGTTGCCTCGATGTTGTTACCATCTAAAGCCCAACAAAATCTAATAGTCAGCCAGCACTTCAAGATGATTGCGAGCACACTGATAAAGTAAAATATTGATTTGTTCTGCATTATTATTCCCCGGTTGTGTTTTCCCAAGTGTCAAAATATTGACAGTGCCCCGTCCGAAGACGGGGCTAATATCATTTGGATTCTTTAAGCTTTTGAATCCTGGCTTGAATCATGGCGTCTGCCATTTCATAAGCTTGCTCCGCTAATTTTTCAGCCTTATCAAATCTCATTCTTGATTCACCTGCTACAAGACCTTGAACAATTGCCAAAGCAAATTCATCTCTCATAGTTTTTCGCGGTGTCTTACTTACTGCCATCATATTCTCCATAAGCTAGTTTAAGGATTTCAACAAAATCCGTTAGTCTCATTGTAGCTGTTGCTGGTTCTCTATCCCATTTGCAAATCGCTACACACTTCTTATCAGAGCCATTGGTTGAGCTTGCTTCTTCTGCTTGCTCAAGCGCGGCTTTGATGTTCGGTCGCTTACCGACCTTGCACTCTACCCATATCTTGGGACAATCAACATCTGCTCTGGTGTCACCTGAAAAGCATTGGCCTGAACTTCTAATTGTCTTTGGTCCAAACACTTGCTTAAGAACATTTGCGATCTCCCTTTCAAAGCGAGCACCTTTCTCTCTTTGGTATTTACCCATGATTAAAGTAATCCACACTTGACCCATAAAGGTTTGAGAACAAACCAGTCGAATATAGTGTAGAAAGATTTAGTATCCCCTTTCGCAGCAACCAGTCTTCTTTCGACTGGTTTAAGTGACCTTTTAATTTGTTTCAAATCTTTAATAACTTGTGTGTAACAGTTATAAAATTCAGTAGCATTCATGATACCTAGATTATCAACCCTCTTGTCTTCGATAAGCTCCTGACTTTTGTAAGTCGATGCTATCTGAGCGATGTACTTAATGTCCTCATCCAAGCCTGATAATAACTCTTGGATAATCTCAAGGTCTTGTTCCATAACAGTATATTTCATATAGCCCCCTAACTATTTCTGGTTCCCTTTTTCTCATAAGCTGTATCTCCCCAACTCTTTAGAAGCCTTAGTGTGTAAGCTTCTTTGGGCAGTGGGTTTTTACATTTTTCACAAAGCCAATAATCTCTACCATGGATTGTTTCAAGTGTTAAGTTATTAGTTATACAAATGCAGTTTTGACAATACGATGTCTCCGTCTTCTCAGTGGTCATTCCCCCCTCCAGGGTTATCAATATTAGTATGCCTTCATTGTTCCCCAGGACTCCCCAACGTCTGCATCACTCTTGATAGGTGATGAGCACCAAGGTTGATCATTCATTATCCTGAGAATTTCTGGGATGACTTCATCCTGATAACCCTTCTTGATCTCGAAGAGTATTGAATCGTGAACAGTTAGAACCATTCTAACTACGTCTCTGTCCATCTCATTCCATATGCGACACATGGATGAGCGAAGCATTTCCGATGCAGAACCCTGCACCAAGTAGGAGATAGCCTTGTGGTATGGAGGCTCATACCCTGTGAAGTGCCTTCTACGGCCTGAGTACATTGTAATGTACCCTCGGTTCTTAGCCACATTTTGTGCGTCGTAGAGAAGCTTACGGAAGCCAGGGAATTGCTTGTTATACTTGTTCAAGTATTTGCGTGCATCAGTCTCAGAGATGTTTAGGTTTTCTGCTAAAGCAGTAGCCCCGATCCCATAGATGATGCTGAAGTTGAGAGTCTTCGCGATGAAGCGATCGATACCAACTTCTTTGGCTGTTGCAGTGTGGATGTCCACACCAGCTCTAATCATATCAAGCATCTTATTCTCACGGGCATAGTGTGAACCCACTCGAATCTCAGCTTGGCTATAATCTATTTCTGCCAGGACGTATCCTTCCCTGGCTATTATACAATCTTTAACTTTGTAGATTTCTGATTTACGCGGGACCGCGTGAAGGTTTGGTTTAGAGCATGACAATCTGCCAGACACAGTGCCGGTCATGCGGAAGGTTGGATGAATACAATTGTCCTTATCCATTCTCTGAAGGAATGGCGAGTAATAAGTATTTTTAACTTTGGACCAAGCTCTGTATTCTAGTACAGCCTTGGCTTCGTCTCTGTTTAATCTCTCAAGAGTTCGACTGGTAGAGTCAGCAATACCTAACCATTTCTGAACCTGGATAGGAGAACCAGGGTTGATAGCGTAGCCTCGCATATCTCTAATCTTAAACCCTACTTTATTTATCTGGCTAGTAGCTTCTGCTAGATTAGATTTAACTTTATCTACATCTAGTTTAATCCCATATAGTTCCATCTGAGTTATAAGAAGTTCAAACTCAGACACCTCTTTAAAAAGTTCGTATGTGTTTTCTTGTTTGAGCATGCCCTCAAACCGCTTAAGAAGTTTCGCGGTGAGGATTACATCTTGCTCTGCGTAAGGTGCAACGTCGGTAGCTGGGAGCCGGTACATATCTCCCTTACCATACCCAAAAAGATTCAGCTTATCTTCAAGGACAGACTCTGCTTCTGCTGCTGCTTTGCCAAAGAACTTAGCACCAAGGCTTTTAAGTTTTAGGTTTTTGCTATCTTCGTCAAGCAGGTGGGCAGCTATTAAAGTGTCCAGTATTTTAGCTGGTAAGGGTACACCTTCTCTGTGCAGAAACTTCAGATCGAATTTGTAGTTGTGACCTACATAAGTTTTAGAAGGATCTGACAGGTAAGGTGCAAGTTTACCCAGGTAATCGAGGGGGAGGTTATCCCCTACGATATGCCTGAAGGGGTAATAGAATGATTCATCACCAGCAAGAACTGCTATGCCGCAGATCTTATCACCGAGAAATGGCTCTAGCCCGGTGGTTTCAAGATCTACAAACAGTAAATCTCTTTTAGTTAAACTGTTAATAGTTGAATTAAAGTTCTCAGTAGTGACAATCATTCTATTACCCCGTTATTAATTATTCAGACTTTCTCAGAATGGTACGTCATCTGATATCGGTCCTTCAGGGTGGGGTGATAACCGATCAATCTTAGAGTTCCACTTCTCGTTGTATTCCTCTGCTAGAACAGCAGCGACACAACGACGGCCAAGGGCCTTCTCCTTGGAGAACTTGACCGACTGGCCTGCTTCCCCAAGGCCAAGAGCCTCGACGGTTTCACTGAGCTTCCAAAGCGCAGCAGGTGTAAGAGCCGTAAAGACTCGCATCGAGTGACCTTGATGATCCCCCTCTGCAACTTCCATGTCCCAGACAAACATAGGATTGCCTGCTTTAGAAGTTTCCTTGTTTACATCAACTACATTAACGACGTAATCGCCATCTGGAATGCAGAACCGCTTAGGGTCATTTGATTGTGGTTTCTTTGCAGGCTCCTGCTCAGTCAGGTCTACAACAAAATCTTGGTCCATATCTTCTGGATTCATGTGAATCTCCCTTGTTAAAAAAAGTTAAGTTAAGTATTATGGGAGAGTGTTTTCCTTTTAGGGGATTGGGCACTCTCACCTTTCTGGTGCTCATTCCTCTATTTCTTTTTGGAAGTTGCCCCGGTTAATTTAAAGATCTCGCTAAGGTCAGGATCCTCAACCTGTGCACCTAGCTTTTCTGCAAACGCGAACCCTCTAGTCTTGGCTCTGAACGGACCTTTAGGTTGCGTTAAAAGTTTACGCTTACCTGTGTTGTCCACGTAGAGATACCAGACATAATCGACGTAACCCATCAAAGCTTCGCCAACCTTGGGTGTGAAGTATGGAAGGATTTCAATAATCTTCCCATCGTCATTAGTGATTTCCTTTGACAGTGCTGTCACGATGAAGTTGACATTCGCATCTCGGAACATGCGAAAGATTCGTTTCATCCTGGTGGAGTTGATACCGTAGTCACGCTGAGTAAGATCATCCAAAGATGTTCTGCTTTTCTTGGATGGGTTATTTACTTCTGCATATACGATGTCAGCTAGGTCAGCTGTTTGAAACTCAGTACCTGAATCCAGAACAACTGTACGAACAGTCTCATAACCTTTCTCTTTGTTAACGACAGACCAGAAGATTCTCTCCAAGTCTTCGCACGTTTTGTGGTTGGGTTTACCATCGGCATCTTTGCCAATGGTTTCATATAGAATCCCATCGATGTGACACACCGATTGAAGACCACCCTCCACGTCGATGAAGAGCACATCTTTCATGTGTGCTAGTTTTTGTAGGGTACCAGCAAGCGAAGTCTTACCTGCCCCTGGTTTTCCGTGGATCTCAAGATTAACATATAGGTCAGCTTGGCTAAGTTTCTTAGGCGGCATAGTCTTCTCTCCTCTGAAATTGGTTTTTCAAATCTTCGGTATCTCGACCCTTCAGGTCTT